GCTGAAGCATTTAAAATAATCGGAGGCAGCCTGAGCAGACCTGGTAAGATGCCCGGCTGGTCAATTGGTATTCCTGCCAAAGAATGCAAGACTGGCAGCAAGCTCAGGAAAATAAAAAACTCAGTCTGTTATGACTGTTACGCTCTGAAGGGCTGTTACGTGTTCAAAGTAGTTCAAGATGCACAGTATCGCCGTCTGGCAGCTATCAAAGACCCAGCCTGGGTTGAAGCAATGGCGCATTTAATTAATTCTAAAAAGCCAGATGTGTTTAGATGGCACGACAGCGGAGACGTCCAGGATCTGGATCACTTAAACAAAATTTACGAAGTATGTAGATTGACACCTGACAAGCGTCACTGGATGCCGACCCGTGAAGCATGGATAAAGGACCATGTCGCCAGAGCACCATCTAATTTAATAATTCGTTTTTCCATGCCTATGATTGATCAGGAGCCCGCCGGCTCCTGGTCTCATACATCGACCGTAGTTACATCTGGCGCTAGCTGTCCTGCTCCTAACCAGGGCAACGAGTGCAAGGATTGCAGAAACTGCTGGAATAAAGAAATAAAAAATATATCATACGGGCAGCATTAAATGTTTAAACATCCAAAATATTATAAAGAATTACGAAAAGCGAGAAACGAGTTAGCGAAGCGCAACGCTGTCAAAGAAGACCTGGCATGTTCAGGCAGCTCACTCGCACGTAATAATTCGGATCAGGTCATTAGCCGAGGAGACGCGACGGCGGCTGGAAGGCGTGCACCTGGTCCGGGCCTCAAGCTTCCTGGGCCACGTCCAATATCAAATGCAAACAAAGGTTTGATCCACAAGCGACAAGCGTCAAGCTTCAAGCGTCAAGCTTCAAGCACCAAGCTTCTCGAAGAAGGAGCCACAAGCATCAAGCCCCAAGCGACAAGCAGCAAGCTTCAAGCCCCAAGCGTCAAGCTTCTTGATTCTTGAACCACGGAAAAGTTTCACGGCCCCTGAACCAAGGTGCTCTACCAAGATAAAAGTGTTCTTCGGATGTTTGATATGGAATGCAATTTGATGGGGTGAGAAGCGTATCTTGTTACTCTTCGTAACTTTTAGTTCTACAGTGAAAAAGGTGCCAGAATCATTATAGCCCAATAGATCAGGAGTACCGGAAAGACTAAGATTTTCAAGTCGGATCCACGATATTTGTGGTACAGATTTTTTAAGTTTTTCATATAATTTACGCTCTGGTTTCATGTTATTTTTAAAGTAACATGTTGTGTTTAATTAATAATCCTTCATGAGTTTATCTGGCATTATTAACTTAGATGCTCTCTCAGTTTTTAATACCAACCTATGACTCATAGTCTTACCAAAACCTACAATAGGATGAGCGTTCTCGTGAACTTCCATTCTTTTAATCTCGTGCAACCTACCATCTTTTTCTACAAAGATAACAGCGTTGTTAACCGCATCAGAACCTTCTACAAACTTTTCAAGATATTGTCTTAAGTCTTTAACTCTCATATTTTCGTAATCGAGCTGATAAATCATTTATCACACTCTTATAACCCTGCAATAAATTTTTATCCTTTTCATGTTCAGATTGAGATATTTTTAAGTTTTGTATATCAACACGCAAAGAACCATTTAATTGACGGTGGCCTTCATTGATGTCTTCCAATTCTTTTATCCTATCTTTCTGTCTCTGTATAATTTCCTCCAAGTCGTTGTCTCCTTTCTTTTCCATGGTTGACAATATAGGATAGTTACCTTAAATTGTCAACTATGGGTTTACCAAAAAGACTTACAGAAATGCAAATGAGATTCGCTGAATACTATGTATACGGTGATGAGAACGGACCAGTGACTAAGACAGAAGCTGCACTGAAAGCAGGGTATAGTCCAAAGAGAGCTAGACAGGAAGGATCAGAATTAACTAACCCAAAATTATCACCACTTGTAGTAAAATATATGGGTGAACTGAGAGAAGAAAGACTTAGAAAACATGAAGTAACTTATGAAGGACACATCGCAGAACTTGCAAGACTTAGAGAGGCTGCATTGAAGAAGGGTTCTTTCTCTTCTGCTGTAAATGCTGAAGCGAATAGAGGCAAGGCAGCAGGACTATACATAGACAGAAAAATAATAAAAACTGGGAAACTAGAAGATATGTCAGAACAAGAACTAGAAGCAAAGATGAAACAAATTTTAGACGATTACGGACAATTAATTGATGTGACTCCACCTAAATCTTCTGAATCTTCCTTACCCAAGCCCGAGGAATCATCGTCCGATCCCCAAAAGTAAGACCGTCTTCATCCTTATCATACGACGCAAATAATTTAATTGAATTTTTATCTTTAGAATACAACCAACCTTCATTAACAGGTCTTGCTAACTTCATTCTATCAAATTCTTTTTCTGTAGCCCAGCCAGAATCACTGATACAATCGATCCACTCCACTCTGACTTTAGGATAAGGTATATCGGGAGTGCTAATAGTGACGATACTTTTTCTTCTTTTCTTAGGCATGATATCTTATAGCAGGTTTGTATAAGGGATCTAGAAAGTTTTAAACAACTGAGACAAAACCAAAACCTTTCGCGGAGGGCCTTTTTGTATATACCTATAGGTGGACAAAATAATGTGTCCACCTAAACGTGATTTGTACCATAATCTGTCCACCCTAAAGTCAATAAAATCAACACTTCTAGGTCAAAAGTACAAAAGTACACTTTTTTTTAGAAATTTTTTTACTAAAAAATTTTTTAAACTTTTTAGATCTCTTATACAAATTATTCTGCCTCTTTTTTGCCATAATGTCGACGCATTGCTGCCATTCTATCCTCAGCAGATGAAATTTTGTGTAACAATTTGTCAACCTCACCAGTAATATCTATGTGTTCTGGTATGATTGTAGGCCTGTCAACTAGCGTGCTAATCTTAAACTTGGCATCATCAATCTCAGCCTGATATTTAGCTGCCATTACTTGATATAGTCTATCCTGCATTAAAGTCCTCCTCTGTTATATTTACTTTAGCTTGCTCTTTTTCATCAAATTTTAAGTCATGATACATGTCTAATCTTTTTAAAAACTCATGTTTTGCTTGCCTTAATTCTGCCCCATTTACTACAAATTCTTGGTAATATAGGTCAGGCGTACATACCATAATTATACCTTGTTCTATCTGCGACCCATGAACGTAGTCATGTGCCATGGCGTATGCTGCTATCTGCAGATAATAATCTCTTATCCACTCCTGCCTCTTTGGTCTGTTTGATTGTTTAAAATCTACAACAGTATCTTTGCCATTGTGTATACAAACCAAGTCAGTAGACCCAGCGTAAAGCCCAGGATAGTATAACGTAACCTCA